GGGCTCAGAGTAGGCCGGGGACGTGGTACACTAAATTAGCTAAAGAAAGTGTCGTACTATGAACATCATATACTACACAGACTTTACTCCTTCGATGCAGTTCCTCAACCCCAATACGTTCTTTGTGTACGTTGAGGCGGCACAGGGGCGGGGTGGTAATGCTGGCATTATACAGCTACGTAACAGCCAACAGGGTTTGCCTCTTACGCTTATCGAACAGTATCTGCAAGAGGGTCTTGTTGGCAACTTGCAGGGAGAGACCAGTGAGCGTGACATGCGGACTGTCGAAGAGCAGTTTCAAAAGATAAACTTTGTGTTAAGGAGTGGTGCAGTCGTATGGCTACCAAGTCGGGAAATTCAAACTCAGATTACTTCTTTAGAAAAATCATCCCCAAAGATGGCAGGGTACGCACTGAAAAGGTTAGAGCACCTAACGTTGAACTTCTCGCCGCCCAACATAGAGTTACCGTAATGGCAGGACGACACAGATTTAGATCCGATTTTGAGTTACGTGTTGCACGTAAGTTGGCTGAGAACGGAAGAGACTTTGAATACGAGACACAGAAAATATCGTTTCAACCTAAGATAAAAAACTACACACCAGACTTTTGGTTTCCTGAGTATGGGTTCTACGTTGAGACAAAAGGCAAGTTTGATGCGGCAGACAGAAGCAAACACCTGCTGATCAAGAAACAGAATCCGGATGTCGATATCCGCTTTGTGTTCCAACGCGCAAGAAACAAGATTCGAAAGAACAGTAAAACCAGCTACGCTATGTGGTGTGAGAGACATGGTTTCTTGTGGGCAGAAGGTAGCATACCAGAGGAATGGTTCAAATGAGCGACGACATTGAAAACGAAATTGAGTTAGAAAAAAACTTCTTGCTGCCAGACAGGTACTACATTATACTCAAGCCTAATGCCGAAGGATTTAGTGCAAAGGTATTTGATACGACAGGTGGACTGCTGGATGATGAAGGCAACCCCCATCCCGGAGAGGTCGCAGTCGAGGGCATCCTTGCTCTTCTACAGGCGGACATCGATCAAGTATTCTCCAGTGGTGTTATTGCTATACAGGCTCGTGAGCACTTTGCAGAACAGACTGGGAATGACTATGAAACAGATGGCAACATCATTCGCGTTGACTTTGGAGCCAAACAGTGAGAAGTAAAAAAGATGTGGTGAACAACCCGCCACACTATAATCAGGCAGGGGTCGAGTGTATTTCTGCTATTGAAGCCGCAACAGATGAAGGCTTCGAGTATTACCTACAGGGTAATATCATTAAGTATCTATGGAGATACCGCTACAAGAACGGTGTAGAGGACTTGAAAAAAGCTCAATGGTATCTCACCAAGTTGATAGAAATAAAGGAGAAGTAACATGTCGAATCAGCTACCCACCATTTACCAGCAATTCATCCACAAGTCGCGCTATGCCCGTTGGATCCCAGAACATAATCGTAGAGAGACATGGGAAGAGACTGTCCGTCGTTATATGAACTTTATGTGTGATCACCTCAAGACTGAGCACGGTTACGACGTTAACGAATTGTTTGCTGAAGAATTGGAAAATGCTGTTCTCGACTTGAAGATCATGCCATCTATGCGGGCTATGATGACTTCTGGATCAGCACTGGAACGAGACAACGTTGTGGGATACAACTGCTCGTACCTACCTGTAGACAGCCCCCGTGCGTTCGACGAGTGTATGTACATTCTGATGTGTGGCACAGGCGTGGGCTTTTCTGTTGAGGAGTCTCAGGTGTGCAAGCTGCCTATCGTGAACGAACACTTTGAGGAGTCCCCGACTGTTGTGCACGTTGCCGACAGCCGTAGCGGATGGGCTAGGGCGTTTCGTGAACTGCTGTCTCTGCTGTATGCTGGACAAGTCCCATCGATAGATGTGTCGTCTGTTCGCCCATCCGGGGTTCGTCTGAAGACTATGGGAGGCCGTGCCTCTGGACCGGAACCTCTGCTTGAGTTATTTAACTTTTGTATCGACATCTTCAAACGTGCCGCTGGTCGTCGTCTCAAAGCAATCGAGTGTCATGACATTATGTGCAAGGTCGGTGAGATCGTTGTCGTAGGTGGCGTTCGTCGTTCTGCACTGATTAGTTTATCTGATCTTTCTGACAGGGAGATGTCCCACGCCAAGTCTGGCAACTGGTGGGAGAACGATGGACACAGAGCATTGGCTAACAACTCTGTATCGTACTCCAAGAAACCCGACATTGGAACGTTTCTAAAAGAGTGGCTGTCTCTGTACGACAGCAAAAGCGGGGAGCGTGGCATCTTCAACCGTGAAGCAGCCAAGATGAAAGTCGCTGAGAACGGACGACGTGACCCCGAACACGACTTCGGTTGTAACCCGTGCAGTGAGATTATCTTGCGTCCGTACCAGTTCTGTAACCTGTCAGAGGTAGTTGTTCGTCCTACAGATAGTCTCGAAGATTTGAAGCATAAGGTTCGTCTCGCAACCACGCTGGGTACGTTCCAGAGTACCCTCACCAACTTCAAGTATCTGCGTAAGATCTGGGAGAAGAACACCAAAGAAGAACGTCTTTTGGGTGTGTCCCTGACAGGTATTATGGATCACCCTGTGCTGTCCAAGACAGAGGATTCTGTGCGTTGGCTAAGTGAAATGCGCCAAGTGGCTATTGACCAGAACGCATATGTGGCAGACCAGATCGGTATCGAACGGTCTACCGCCATTACCTGTGTGAAACCATCCGGCACTGTATCACAACTCGTTGATGCTGCCAGCGGTATCCACGCACGACATAACCCCTATTATGTTCGAACTGTACGAGGCGACAACAAAGACCCGCTGACACAGTTCTTGGTTGAGCAGGGCATACCCAGTGAGCCAGACGTTATGAAGCCAGACAACACAACCGTATTCAGCTTCATTACACGTTCGCCGCACGGTGCCACCTGCCGCAACGACATGTCAGCTATCGACCAGCTTGAACTGTGGAAGCTGTACGCTCTGCACTGGTGTGAGCACAAACCATCTGTTACCATCAGCGTCAAAGAGGACGAGTGGGTCAAGGTGGGTGCATGGGTGTACGACAACTTCGATCTGTGCAGTGGCATATCGTTCCTGCCGTTCACTGACCACACCTACAAGCAAGCCCCGTATCAGGACATCAGTGAGGAAGAGTACAAGGGCAACTACCAGAAGGTATCTAACGTCAACGAGGACGGTATCGCGGAGTGGTCTGAGATAAACCTCAAGATACCTGACGACATAGACTGGTCGGGGCTCGAAGCGTTCGAGACAGAAGATTCAACCAATGGCAACCGGGAACTAGCCTGTTCTGCAGATGCCTGTGAAGTAGTAGATATAGTTGCAGCGGAGTAAAACAATGATGATTTCAGTAGACGTAACCGAAGATATGATGAAACAGGCCGCTAAGAAGGCCGCACAGATGCAGTTCCTTACTGGTAGCATTACCAACGGAACGAGCAACGTTCTGGGAAGTCTTGGTGAGGTCATCGTTCAGAACCACCTCAATGCCTCCCCTAGCAACACGTTCGACTACGACCTGATGCACAAGGGCAGACGCATTGATGTCAAGACCAAGAGGTGTGACTCCGCCCCTCTGTCCTATTATGACTGTTCTGTTGCTGCACATGGGTCAGACCAAAACTGTGACGAATACATCTTTGTCAGAGTGTTGCACAACATGAAGCGGGCTTGGATATTAGGCAGCATATCTAAGTCTGAGTTCTACGAATCCGCGACTCGTCACAAACGCGGAGAAGTTGACTCTCGTAACAATTACACGTTCCGTGCTGACTGCTATAACATACCAATCAGTAAGCTAAAGGACGTAGGATGAAACAAAAAGCAAAAACCAAGATAGATGATCTGTTCTCTCTCCGTATGGGTATGACCCGCTCCGGAGACATCAAGATGGAGATGGACTACGTAAACGCAGAAGTGTTTACCAAGACTATGGAAGAACACGCCCCTGAGTTTGATGATACATGGAAGGTTGCATCACTGCTCCGGTATCTGAAAACAAAGGGCGAGGAGATAATGGAGAAGTCTAATGGATACGTCACCTGATACAGAGGACAAGGAACTAGAACAAGCTCGTAAAGATTCCCGCCAGATGGAACTGCCTATTGACCCAGCGGACAGAGACTGGTATTACGATGGGAATGGAGTCAAACGATATATAGACAGCGACAAACCTGTGGAGTAAGCAATGCACAAAGATAAAGTAACACCAACAGACGATCTATCATGGTGGATCAAATGGGCCGGAACTCTGATGTTTCTGGCTGCTCTCATTACACGGGCATCAGGCATCAGCCCTGCTCTGGACATAGCCCTGTCCTTTAACGGAGCAATATGTTGGTTGGTTGTAGGATGGCTGTGGCACGACAGAGCACTAATCGTTCTCAATGCAGTAGCCAGTGTGTTGCTGATCATTGCCTTTATTAACACGACGGGAGTATAACAATGAGTGAATCACAGAAAGTAGTCATCGACGACAAAGAGTACGCCATGACGGACTTCACAGACGAGCAGAAGTACTTTGTCTCGCAACTGTCAGATATTCATAACGAGCGGTCACGTCTTGAGTTCAAGATTGCACAACTGAACGCTGCACACCAGATGTTTACGACAGTTCTCAAACAGAGCATCAACGCTGAGTAGGGAACGCAACATGTTGGAAGCACTAATACTAAAACTAGAGGGTGAGATAGCCGTTGCCAAAGCTAACGTCAATGTCTACCTCAATCACTCTGTAGGCATCGGAGAGCACCCTGATGTTGTAGAGGCCATTGAAACGCAGATAGAGAAGATAGCCGCCGCACAGGAGAAGATAGACACGATACGCCAGCACTTTGGATAAAAAATAACCCCGGCAAGAACTAACCTGCCGGGGTCTTTTTGTGTATAGGTCGGGTTTACCCCGATCTTTTTTTTATGCTAGGTCGTTTTTACCTTTTCCGTCAGCGGCAAAAACAGGCACTTTCTTGCCTTTTACTGTGGTCATAGGCAGCTTACCGCCCATAGCCATCATGCTTTTTCCCATCATGGGATTGGGCATCTTGTTCATTCCTGTTGACATGGTGTTGTTGATCATGCCACCCATCTGCTTCTTCTTCTTGGGCTTCATGGTCGCCTTACCACCATACATCATGGGCTTGCGAGACATTCCGCCGTACCGCATCCCCTTTGGTCCATTTCCGTAGGTTTTCATTATTGTGCTCCTTGTTGTCTTTCTCTAAGTATTTGCTCTCGTCTTTGTGATGGAGTTACTGGACGTGGCATGCTTCCGGGGATTACAACGGGCTGTTCTTGCTCAGAGAACAAGAAGTCTGCCCCTGTTTGAACGGTTGCGCTGGCGGTGCCAGCCACCGTAGAACCTATGAACTCAGATATTGATGTGTAATAATCCCCGTCTGAGTACAAGGCGTAGTCTCTAGCAGAGTACGTTAAGAACGCTTTGTACAGAGTTGCACTTTGCTTTTCAGTAGGAGGTTTGGTGCCTGTCAAAAGATCTATAAGAACTTTACCAGCTTCCGGGTCATCAAGCAGTGCTTTAAAGGATGCTTGTCTTGCTCTAATCCCTGCACTTGCCAGTAACTGAGTTCCGTAAAACGTATACCCAACCCGTCCTGACCAAACTGCAAATAACCGACTTACCTCACTGACCTGATTAAATGGTGATGCCAAACCTCTTAGCTTGATACCATCCGTAGAATCTCCCAAACTCTTCGCATAATTTCCTAAGTACGTCCCCATAGCCGCAATATTGTCTGCTGCTTCGGGGGATAGTTCTCTTAAATTATCCATATACACTCTCTTGTTCGTTAGCTCTAGAAACTTTTGTAAGCCCCCGGTGCTATCAGGGAGTGCAGTATATAGCATGTTTTCAAAAATTATATTTTTGTACTCAAGCTCAGTCTGTTTCGTAGCTTCATCTACAGAAAGACCCCCGTTAACACGACGTTCAATCGTACGTTGTTTTACTCTTCTCAACCCCTCCATACCATCAGTGGTTTCCAGCATGCTAGAAAAAACTGCTTCGGGTCTATCCTTACCAAATTGTTTTTGAAATTCTTTAAGGTTATTAAGTAGTCTAGATCGTGTTTCTTTAGTAAATGACAAATCACCTTCTACGTTTTTAAGTTCAGCCTTTAAGTCACCTATGACTTCTTTACTAACAGCTTCTGCGCTTCTTTCCCGTGATCTACCTTTTCCTCGTCTTGGGACGGTAGGCTCTTTTGCTGGCACCTTAGTGCTCTGTGAGAAGGTTTCAAACCTAAACGGATCCCATAGCTCTTCTTCTGTAATAAGAGGTCTAACTGTCTCAACACCATTTTCGTCAACAGTTTTTACACCGATTTTACTAAGAGACTCGATTGTGGATATTATGTTTTCGTCTGTAAATGGTTCAGCCCCAACAGGAATCTTACCCTCTCCCAAAACATTTTCAAGCTGTGTTATCTTACCTTCAGACATGTTTAAGCCGTATATTTGACCCGCCGTGCTTCTTTTACGAAACTCTCTGCCCCAGTCGCTATTAAACATCTCATTGAGAGCATACTCTTTGATAGTGTTCTTCATCTCCTCAATAGCTTCTGCAGATTGATCGGATGTTCCGTCGATAACAAACGTGGTTATTTTACCCGTGTCGTCTCGAACTGCCACGCTTGCATCTGGAAATAGTCGAGCAAAATTTGCAGTTATCATGTCCGTCATCACGCCAGCTTTATTTGCTCCTTTCTTTTTAGATTCAGTTATTGCTGCGGTAATTATGTCAGGTATAGCAGTTCTGACTTTAGCATCTCCCTCACTGACTGTTGCGTTAATTACACCATGAGTGGGGACATTTTTGTTGTGATACCGGGCTAAGTGCTCTCCATATATAGAGTCCACTTCCTCAAGAGCCGCTCTGTACTCTCCGGATACATCTTCGGGTTCGGAGCTATAGAAGTTCCTTCTAAATCCAGCGTCAGGATCAATGACCGGATTTCCTGCGGCGTCAAGAACTACGTCTCCTTTTTCATCAATTTTGTAACCTTTCATAATGTTGTTTTTTATGGTGTTACGAACACGCATCAACGCTATTCCAGAAGGGGAGTTAGGATCTACATTTTTTCCTAAAAATCCTACAATCTCTCTGAGAGCACCTGAAGAAACACCAGTTCTCATTACCCTTTCATCAAAGGGAAAACCTAAACTTTCAGCAAGGTTTTTGTTTCTCATAACTTCATTGAAAAATATATACAAGTCTGATGCAGACTGAGGAGCACCCGTTCCAAACATATTTCGTATGTCCGTAGGTATGTCTGTTCTTTCGTATATACTGTCTGCTATGACTTTTACAGTGCCTTGAATTTCATTGAAGTCCATATCTTCTATGTTTTTCCCGGCTGTCTCAGCAATCATGGCAGAGAACTGAGGAGAGTCTCTAAAGAACTCCAAAGACAACTTGTTTAATAGAGTGTTACGCACCGCAGGACCTTTAAGTTTCCCTATATTTGCGCTACGAGCAGCTAGATCAGAGTTCACCTCAATGCCAAAATTGA